TGCACATTATAAAGACCAGAATAGTCTACTTTTACTTTGTATCCATCTACTAAACTTGTGCCTAAAGAATAGTCTGTAGCATTAAGTGTAATGTTTGCTGTAGCTGTTGTAGTGGCTATACTTTGGTCAGTCGTATCTTGAAATGCACCGTATGGAAAGTATGTACTAGCTGACGTTTGTGTTTTAGGTTCTAGCCCAATATAAGAGTTATAACCTATACGTTCATCATAGATAGTGGTAGATGAAGCACCTGAAGCTGCTAATGTGACATCACCAGTATTGTTAGACTTACCTTCAACTAAATTGTTTACTATTTCTGATACTTCACGAGGTGTGCCACCTTGCCAGTTTAACTTACGATACATGTCCCTAGACATTATCTATTACCACTTTGTGTATAGTCTACGTCTACAGAGATAGCGTGATTCCATGTTCCTGTGGGAGTAACTTTAAGTCTATGATAGCGACCATAAGACCTTAAAGGACATTTACCATCAGAGTTTTGTGTAACTGTAGAACTATAAGTAACAGAGTCATCTAACTCTTTACGAGATGCAATAGCTATTGTAACTGCACCATTATCTATTTGAGAACGAGCATTAGTTACTATAGAGTTATAACCAAATTCTAATTCACCTGCCACTAAAGTAGCTGTAGAGTTTTGACCAGTAAATGTTATAATTTTAGCACCGTCTGCACCACCAAATAAGAACTTACCACCTGACCAAATACGACTGTCTAGTGAAGCAGGAAGTGAGTCTATAGTACCGTAAGCATCTAAGCCTTCTAATGAAATAGTAGATGAAGCTAGTGATACAACGTACTCTGAAGTGGTGTCAGCAGATGACCATTTTTTAACTAACCAATTATAAATAAGAAGTGAACGACCACCGTTAGTATTAGGATAATTCCATACTACAATATTTCTAATTGGGTCTACAGCAGCACTAATAGTTTCTTGTTGAGCTATAGCCATGTTATCGTAAAAGTATTCGTCTACTTTATCGTTACCAATATTCATTACATTAGTACCATCACACATATAGAAGCCGTCATCAGCTAAGAAATATGTATTAGGTCCGTATTGTGTAACTGAGCCTGCTGTATTACAACCTAAGTTTCTTGAGATAGCGTCAAATTGGAAGAATAATGGTGAGCCAATATAGGTCATACGGTAAATAGCACGTTCTAGTAAAACGATACCAAACTCGCCACCTGTAATTCCAACTATATTACCGCCTTCGGCGATTACCTGATAGTCAGATTGAGATGCACCACCTGAAGTCCAGTCAGTTTCATCATTGATATCCGACCAGATTAGCTTGTTAGGTTCACCACTAATATTAGCAGCGACTACAAAGTCACGAACTACTGTAATAAATTTAGCGATAGGTGCAGCAGCAGCTACGTCTGCAAAAGCAGTAGATGTTCCTACATACCATGCTTGTATTTTAGCGTTATTGTTAGATGCCAATACAGCATCACCAAACTGTGTAAAACTCCAACGGTCTGGACCTGTATAACCACCTACTTTACTTACATCTGATAAACCTGCTGTCGCTGAGTTAAACTTAAATAGTTTAGTAGCTCCACCTGCAAATAACTGTGTTTCTAAGTTAAATTTAGCTGCAGTTACATTGTTTAAGTCTTCACTAGCTGCAGTAGATAAGTCAGCAGATAATGGAAATGGTCCGTATCCTATTGTAAGAGGATAGACGTTATTAGCTTCTAGTAAAGCATTTGCTGTTGTAGGTTGGTCTGGTAACCATTCTGTAAACGCTATTCTTTGCGTAGCCATTTATATCCTTTATTCGTCTGCAGGTAAAGGTTCGTTGCCTTCGCTTACCCATTTTAGGTAGGCTTGGTAGTCTGTGTTATCTGGGTTAAATAAAAAAGACAGCATTGTGTTTGGCTCTATTTTATTTGCACCATAAACTTCGCCTGTGCGAAAATCTTTTAATAATTTATACATTTTATAACTCCGCAGAAAGACCAACATAAGCAGAAGCATTGGATAAATACACATTTCCAGCTTGTCCAGCAGTTCCGCTAATTTCAGTACTGTTAAATGGAAGGGATACTGTATCAGTAGTTGTAGACCCTAATGTTAAACTATTAAAAGCATCACCAGTACCATTACGCTCAAATGTGTAATATCCTGTTCCTGTTGCTTGATATAAAGTTGGTACAGTTCTCATGGTAACTGGATGCTGAATAGTCATTTGCATATTAGTAGTAGTATAGTTATATCCGCTACCGATTGATTTGTTATTACCAGTAGCAATCATCCAGAAATACCTCTGACAATTAATAAGCTCTTGACCATAAAGTCTGCGTTCAAACTGTGTTGCTGTTGAGCCTACTTCTAGTTGGACACCTGTGATGTAGAAGGTAGCTCCGTTAGTGCCTACTACTGATGTTGCACCTGTTGCCGAATTATAATCTGCTGCTGCCCATGAGCCTGCTGTTCCGCTTAATGTTGAGCCAACTCCTAAACCAAAAAATAATTCCAATCCAATTCCATTATTTGTTAGCCAAGTTCCTGTTGTATCACCAGCAATAGTTATTGTTTTTTGTTCCCAAGTATTAGCACTAGATATTGTGTAGCTAAATGGATAACTTCTATTACCCGCACTATTCTGAATAGCACCACCAAAAGTGCCAGTCAAAGAACTGTAAACCCAAAATGATAATGTAACTGTTTTAGCGTTAGCAGTACCCCAACCTAAATCAGCAATGTTATAACCTTCAATTCTTTGCCTAATACCAAAAGTGTCACTTGATATAATTGAATAAGCAGATAAAGAAGTTACTATTAAACTTTGGTCAAACCCTTGAGATGTATTTGCATTTGCAGATACTTGTTGAACACTAAATTTACTTGCTTGACTTGTTCTTGCAGACCACCTATCAAGAGTATAACTATTACTTGGAGTAACACTAGCACCAGCGTTTCTCTGGTCTATCCTCATATCACCATTTATAATGCGGTTCTTTAGCCCATCAGATGATACAGAAATTGTTTGAAATGTAGGTAATGCACCTGCACCATTAGATGTTAATACTTGTGCAGAAGTACCTGTTCCAATATTTTGTAATGAGCCAGTAGCAGTTGTACCTGCTGCTAAAACACCGTAAGCAGTTGTTAATGTAGCAGCACCTGTACCACCTTGTGCTACTGTTAGTGGTGTAGTAAGACCTGTAATAGAGGTGCAAGCAGTTAAAGATGTAATGTCAGAGTTAGCACCACTAGCTGCGGCAGATAAATTGGTTCTAGCACCTGATGCTGTAGTTGAACCTGTACCACCTGCTGTAACAGGGATAGAGTCACCACTAACACCTGACTGTAAGTCACGAATTTGTGCCATGAGTGTACGAATAGCATTGTTAATACCTGAAGGTGCGCAACCCTCATCAATATTAATACCTGCAATATCTGTGTTTAAATTAGCACCAGCACTTGTAGAGTCGTACTGGCTTATCTTGGTCTTTGGCATAATTTTCCTTTATCTTGGCGTAACGCTTAATGTTGTATATGGGTATGTTGCACCCAAATCATTTGTTTTAATATTTTGTATTGCTCTGTCATACAATGCAGACCATGTTTGAATACGTGCATCATTAAGTAAATATGGCTCTGCTTCTGCTAGTGTTGCGTATAGTAAAGCATCTGGATAGTTGACTAGATAGATGTTACTTGCTGTTGTTGTAGAGATAAATGTAGGTTGTGCATAGTACAATAAGCTAAGTGTCATTGTAGAGTCAGGTGCAGGTGCAAATTGAAAGTTTGAACCAATCATTGTAAAGTAATGTGGCATACCTGATAATGTTGTTTGACCATCTCTAAAGAATAAGTCCGGTGATTGATACTCTAATCTGATAACAGGGTTACCTTGTATATGTATTTCTCTAACTTCTAATATGTCGCTAGGAAATGCTACTGTGCCTGATGACAAAGATAGCGTAGTAGAACTTAACATCTTTTGTGTGCGTAAATCCCTAGTCATTCTGTATTGTGCCATCTGAATGAAGTCAGGTATCTGTGATGATAAGTCTGTTCGTGCTAAGTAATTTTCTACGACTGTTACGAAGCTAGTGTAATTTGCAAAACTCATTTACATTCCTTATTATTTATGTATTTCCATTGTAATTTTTTAGTAGATTTTCTTTGACCTCTACAAACTCTAGTAATACAAGATGGATGAATATTAAAATATTTTCCAGCTTCTATAGCGCTTGGAAATACTTGATTCGTATTGATACACATAACTGACTTTTTCTTTAAGTCACTCATTCTTTTATTCATTGCCAAAGTTCTTACCTTACCTGTATTAGATAAAGATATTTTATCTTTCCACTCTTTACTTTTCTTTTTACCTTTTCTAGCTTCAGATAATTTTTGTAAAGTTTCTTGTGAAAATTTTTGTCCTGAAGGACCTTCACCACCATTTGTTAAATTACATAATCTAATATTTAAACGTTTTAATTGGTCTATACGTTCTTGCTCTACTAAAAATGCTAACTCTTCGTCAATATTTTCTATCAATAATTTAACTTCAAAACCTTTGTATTTTTCAACCACTCTTTTCCAAAAGATATTTCTACCATCTGTAGAATATGCTCTATTCTTTTTACCCTTACCAACATAAAAAGGTATAGATGTATTTGGCTTTAAATGCTCATAGACATAATAAATTGAACTACTAAACGCCATCTAATTGTCCTTTTAGTCTATCCCAGCATTTGTCCATCTCATCTTTATGCCATTCACTAGCAGCTAATGAGCTTAACCATGCTGTTCTGTCAAAATATGTTAAGTTTTCTATGTTTTTAATGTTATTGGATACAGGGTTTGCAGGGCTATAAGGTGAACCTATGACAGGCACACCACGAATAAGTGCTTCTACATCTGCGACACTACCAAAACTCACAATGACATGAGCTTTT